CGGAGACAATGTATTTACCATGCAAGCCATTTGTACATCATTGGATTTAAACGCAGCCGTAGAAGAAAATACAAGCTACTCAGCTTCTTTTGAAGTTACTGGTGCTATTACAAAGACTGTTAAATCTTAAAATTAAAAATTACCTAAAATGAAAACAATAAAAATAGCTAATGCGGACATACCAGTTAAGTTTGGTATGTTCGTTTTAGGTACATTTTTAAGGGAGAGGAACCTTAAATTAAGTGACCTCTCCCTCCTTGGCGAAGACCTCCTATTTGCTCTTGAACTTGCCTTTGCAGGTGTACAGGCAGGTTACAAGGCAAAGGGAGAGAAGTGCCCATATACCTTAGAAAAGTTTTGCGATTTAGTTGACTTGGACAAAGGAGGAATAAACAGGATAACGGAGCTGATAACAAATGAGATTTCAGTACCAGAAGATCCGGAAAGAAAAAACGAGATAGCGGAGGAGGTGAGTTAACACTTGATTACATCGAAAGATTTTGTTTTGGAGTCCTTAGATTCCATCCTCCGCAATACTATGAGATGACACTAAGAGAGGTTATTATTGCCATGCAAGGTTATAATAATCAATTTGAAATAGAGCAGCAATTTGAGTGGGAAAGAGCCAGGTGGCAAACAACACTTTTATTAAATGTTCATACGGCAAAAGGCAAATCAATTAAGCCTAAAGATTTGATTGAATTTCCTTGGGAGACAGATAACGTAAAACCAACCAAAAGAAGTTTATCAGAAGTTGACAAGTCAATTTTTGACAAATGGGATAAAGAGTAAATAATGGCATTAGGTAAACTGAATTTAAAACTTGGCATTGATGTAAGTAATCTTGAAAAAGAACTTGGCAAGGTTGAGCGTAGTATGTCAAGGTTTGGCAGTAAGATGCAAAATGTAGGTACTACATTATCACAGTCACTTACCTTGCCTATTATTGCACTTGGAGGCGCAGCATTAAAATCCTTTGCCGACATGGAGAGGTTGGAATTAGGATTAACTGCCATTATGGGAAGTAGCAAGGCAGCTGAGGTAGAATTACAAAAATTAAGAAAAACTGCAGAGAATCCTGGTCTTGCATTACCGCAAGTTGTTCAAGCATCATCTACATTACAAGCCGTTGGTTTAAGTGCAGATCAAGCACGCGAAACTATATTGCAATTTGGTAACGCTACCGCCAGAGCAGGTAAGGGAGCAGTAGTTTTTGATGAATTAATCTTTGCTTTTTCTAAAATACAATCTACTGGTAAAATAACACAAGAATCACTTAATCAAATTGCTGAAAGATTACCAGGCTTTAGTACATTATTACAAGAAACATTTGGAGCATCTACGGCAGAAGGAATAAATGCGACAGGAATATCTGCCGTAAATTTTTCTAAGCAAACTGTAGAGGCTTTAGCTACTTTAGAAAGAGCAAAGGGAGGTCTTGGAAATGCTTTTGATAATTTAAAGGACAATGTCACTGCATCGTTAGCGGAACTTGGTAAAACTATTAATGAGTCTTTAAAATTAGAACAAGTATTTATAAAAGTATCTGAAAAGATACAAATGTTAGTGGATAAATTTAAAGCATTAACACCGGAACAACAAGAAAATATAGTCAAATTTGGATTAATTGCTGCAGCCATAGGGCCTGTAATATTAATTATTGGTCAATTTGCAACATCAATATCTGCTATTATTGGATTAACAAGAACATTAATAGCAACCTTTACAGTTTTAACTGGAGGACTATATTTAGTTGTTGCTGCTATAGGTGCGCTTGTTGTGTATTACGCAACTACTGATGAAGGTCAAAAAAGTTTATCAAAAACAGGAAAATTATTATCAGAATCTTTTGATAGAATTAAAAAAGCGTTTAGTAAAACATTAGAATTGCTTTCTAAACTTCAACCATTATTTGATTTATTGTTATTAGTATTTGGAAAAATAGCAGTATTTACTTTTGAGGTAGTTCTATCTCAAATAAATGCGGTTTTAAAATTTATAAATTTTGTTTACGATGGAGCTGTAGGTTTATTAGAAACTTTAAAACTTATAAACAAACAGAAAGTTGAACCAAAAATTGAAATGGGTTTTGGTGGTGGTTCTGCTGGTAAACCAAGCGGAGCAGGTGGTAGTTGGGGAGATGAAAAGAAAAAAACTACAACTACAACAGAGTCACCAGAAGTAGCCGCAATGAAGGCTAAGATTAAAGCTTTAGAAGATTCTTTAAAAAATTCTACTAAAACTAAAACTACTACAGAGCCAAAAGGCAATACCACATTAGATGCAATTAAAGAAATGCAAACTAATAAAAGTATGATGCAATTTGAAATGTTAAATGTCAACACGCTTCCTACTTTAGATTTGATTCCTAAAAAATTAGAAAGTATTACAGCAGCTAATGAAAAATTAAAAGAAACTAATTTAGCATTAGCTAATTCATTTGAAGCAATTAAGCATCGAGTAACATCTGTTGAAGTCGCGTTAACACCTATGCAAAATATATTAGTTGCGGCAACAGATGCTTTTGCAAATATGGCAATGCAAGGTGAAACAGATATGAAAAAGTTAGGTAGCGCAGCCATGCAAGCCGCAAGAATGGTTATTAGTGCTTATATTAAAGAAGGTGTAGCAGGTATTATTAAAGGTATTTTAGGAGGGCCATTAGGTAAAACTTTAGGGCCCGGTGCTTTAGCCGTTGCAGGTGCAGCAGGTGCAGGTGCAGCCGTATTGTTTAACACTTTATTAAATAAGGTATCTCCTCCTAAACTTGCCAAAGGAGGTTTAGCATACGGCCCAACTATGGCAATGGTGGGAGATAATAAAAACTCAAGGGTTGATCCTGAAGTGATTGCTCCTTTGTCAAAGTTAAAAGGAATGTTAGATGGTGGAGGTTCTCCATATATTTTATCTACTCGTGTCAGCGGTGCGGATTTAATAGTAATAATGGAGAAAGCAAGAAATGTAAACACAAGGATAAGATAATGGCAGCAAGATATACATCTACATTCTATTCAGAAAAAAGCCGCAAATATACCTTGTCAATAAATGACACAGTTTTTTCTGGTGCTACAACAGAAGTAGAAATGCTTGATGCTGCAATTACATGGCAGTCGGAGGTTGAAAATGGTTTAGAAAGATATGCTCCTATAATTGCCAGTAATTTTAAGTTTACTATTATTATAAATACAGAAACAATACAAGACTTATTAGATGATTTTTTAGTAGCACCAGAAGGTAGATTTACTATTACTTTAATTGGTCATGACGCAGCAGATAGTCCTAACTTTTATTGGTATGGATTTATATTAGCTGATTTAGTAGAATTTGATGATGTGCCGTTATCAGTTGGATATGCCTACACTATTAATGCAGTTGATGGCATAGGATGGCTAAAAGGAATTGATTATAAGCCAGATGGCTATGATGTTTATCAAGGAGATGATACTATTGTAAATCATGTAAATAATTGTTTACAAAAACTTACATACGTTCAAGAAATATATGGCACAAGTGTAGGTATTTTAGCTACTGCCTTTAATTGGCATGAAGATAGTTGGACTTATTCAACATCTATTGATCCGCTTCTTAGAATGCGTGTAAATCATAAAGTATTTTATACTGTTGACACAAAAGACAATATAACGTACATGAAATGTTACGATGTTTTAAAAAGAATTATGAGTCCATTGGGGATGAGATTTTTCTTTTCAGACAGAAAGTTTTACATGATACAGCCTAATATGTATCTTGATAGTCCAGTATTATTATTTATTTATTATTTATCAAGTACATTACAACAAGCTACAAGTTTTTTACCTACTTTATTAAATGACAATTATAGCGGCTCAAATAAACTATTAAGATTTAGTGGTGGCAGATGGGGATATTATGGACATATAAAAGATTTAGATGTTGAATACGAACATATAGCATCTGTTAATTTATTGTCTGGTAAAATATTTAATAATTTAAACACAGAGTTTTTTACAGCTAATGACCTTGATTATAATAATAATGAGGCAACAATTACTTACACCTCTATAATGAAATATAGAGATAGTCAAGTAGGAAGTAGTACAATCGCTCCGCACATTGTTGAAGGTAGCTTTGTTATTGAGTTAAGACCTATTGTAGTGCCATTGATTGATTTCTTAACTGCCAACCGTTCACCAGAAGTCAATACATGGACACTTGGTTCTGGATGGACTTTCTCGGATGGTGGAGGTGCTGCACTTGGTCATGCAAAAGCAACAAATGCAACAGGAGATTTAGTATATACTAATTTTACTCCTACCAATGGAGCAACCTATTATGTGAGCTTTGGCATTGAAGTTACAAGTGGTACATTAGTTTTAAAAATGGGTGGTGACACTTATAGCATTACTGCAACAGGAGAATACTACGAAAG